CCCTTACACAACAAAAGGTAGGGCTGCTGCAAAGAAAGCTGCCAGACGTACCGGCAGGAAGATGACTAACACCAGGCGTAAACGTAAATACTAATGGCAGGTATTATTCATGGGAGGGTAAAGGCGTCCTCTAAAGGGCGCGAACCAATACGTTTTACTGATACTCCAACCCCTATCAAGTACCTGTTGTTAGAAGCACCGTCCGACAACAAGGGCGATGTTTATATTGGTGGCCCCACGGTAGCCAGCAACAACGCACCTGTCTTAGCCAAAGGTACGCCCAGAGAGTTCACTTTCAGGCATGATGTCAAAGAGGCTCCCGGCGATCTTGCGGACTTTTATGTACACTTTGGTCATAACGAGGATGTCGTTAGCTATTTAGCGATAACGATTTAGGAGGGTAAATATGGTAACCAAACCAGACCAGTCAGCAAAAAAACCAACGAAGCGCAGGGCGAAAGCTAAAAGCAAGTCTACGACTGCAAAAAGCACACGACGTAAGCCACCTGCTAGAACAGTAGCACCACCTCCACCTCTAACTATTGAGGAACTCAAGGAGCAGGGTGTCCAGGCCAAGCAAGAGGTAATAAACGCAGTTGTTGAACCTGCTGTGGCAGTTGTTGGTTCTCTATCCCAGACAATAAGGGACACGATTAATGGAGCCTTTGCTGGTCTTCTCAGTCGTAAGCGCAGGGACGACTAATGCACCCGCTTAGTTGGATGCTCAAGTATTTTATCGGTTCGATTGTTGGCGCAGCCACAGTTGTTCAAGCCGTAAAGATAGCTAAGTTTGAATTGGGGAACACTGTTGAGGGCCTGATATTTCGTCTTGGTGTTCACCCTGATAAATACAAGAGGGATGATGAGTAGCTTCGACAGTTCTATTATCGGATTCCGTCGAAATATTTTCGGTAGAATAAACAAGTTAGGTGTTCTCAACTTCGGGAATACCAAGAAAAAATAAGAGGGCAACATGCCAAACGATCCAATCATTATCGGCATCGCCGTTATTGCAATAGCTGTTCTAGGCTATACAGCAATCAGCGGAATGATGAGCGGTACTAAGAGTAGTAAAGACAAGACCGACAAAGGCGCATAGTCTTTGAGCCTCTCCGCTTACGAGCGGGGGTACGGTTTCGGTCAGCGGTTTAGGAACACCGTATTCCTGTGCATTCTGGCATGGAGTATTGGGGCGGGAGCTACCTTCTGGTGGCACTCCGATGTGTTCGCTTTCCTGCTTGCCCCCGCAGAAGAGATGCTATCGCCTTTTGATGGGCGACCTGTCTTTACAGCACCCCAGGACATGTTCGGGTCTACCCTGAGTTTGTCTATGAAGGGTGGGCAATTTGCAGCGTTCCCTGTGCTTATCGTGGGTGCGCTAACAATGCTCAAGTCCTTCGTTCCGCGACGCTTCTGGCTGTTCGTAACAACATACTCAGCGATATCCATTGCGATGTTCGCGCTGGGTGCATCATTCGTGTTCTACGTGATGATGCCCGTGAGCCTTAACTTCCTGCTCACGTTTGGTAGCGGTATTGCCGTTCCAGTAATTTTGCTTACTTCTTACATGGCTTTGTTGTTGAGCCTGTTGTTCTGGATAGGGATAGTCTTTGAGTTGCCTGTAGTGATGCAGCTACTGGCTAAGTTCAGACTTGTTCCTTATTCAAAAGCCAAGAACTTACGCAAGTGGATTGTTCCGACAGCTTTCATATTTGCTGCACTCATAACTCCATCCTTAGATGGGACGCTCACATTTTTAGTCGCCACCCCAATGCTGATACTTTACGAGGCAGGCCTAATCGCAGGGTGGCTTACTGACCGCAGTGAAGGCAACTACTTTGCTGACCTGCCTATGGTTCAAAGGGTGTACCGAATAACTAAATCAGGAGCGGGGTGGGTTGCCCGAAAGGTACGTCAAGCGATAGGCTTGCCGGTACGGGCAGCCCGGCGAGGTGGCAGGAAGATTGTGTGGTGGTGGAATCGTTACGATTGGGGCTAACTATTTGTTGGTCGTTCTGTTTCTGTCTGGTTACAGGGCGACCGCCCTCTGCGTCCCTCGTCGGCTTAGTCTGGCGGGGGGCGTTTGATTAGAGGGTAGTTAGAACCATGTCACCCCGTAGTAACAGCCTAGACCCACCCACAGGAATTTCAGGGTCTTCGAGATGAAGAGAATTAAGAGAAAGCGGGTAATAGAGTAGCGTATCGAACCGGCTGCTATGCCAAGGACATCGAAGACGGGGTTCGGTATAAGGCCTCCCACGAATAAACAGAGGGAACTATATCTCGTGAACACCCTCTTGAACCGCAGGTAGAAACGGTTGCGTTCAAACAGGGAACTCCCGCCCATTCCAGCAAGATACCCAGTCAACTCTCCGACAGCCTCTGCTGATGCTGCTACGAGGGCAACCATGAAAGGGTTCAGGTCAACTGCCACTGCCACACAGACGGCTGCTAATGCACTGACGGGCAGGAAAATAAGAGCAGCACCTATGAATGCAAGAAACCAGATGCTGGCGTACCCAGCAGTTCCGATGTTGAATGTGCCGGTGGTCCAGAGTACAAGCCCTGTTGCTATAAAAGCTATGCTGATAAGTAGCGGAGTAACGCGTAAGAATTTCTGATGCTGGTGTACCCAGTGTTGGCGGTAGTTCGGTTCATCCATTTCTAGTAAACTATGGAACCCCATGTCCAATCGCAAGTCGTTGTTCTGGCTGTTCCGCGAGTTTTCTCGCAAATGGGAATAAAAAGACCCTGCCCGGAGAATCACCTACAGGCAGGGTCGTAAGAGAGGAGAACGAGTCAGCACTAGCAAAGCTGACTTGACTCACAACTTAGTTTATCACATAGGCATCTCGTCTGGGTCAACCAGGCTATCGTAATACGTTAGACCCACAGCTAACGCAGCCCATACGTGACCGGAGATGCCGTGTAGAGGACCAGCAGGAGTCTCGTAGCCTGTCTGGTCGCACTCAAGGCATGGAGGCCGTCCTCTGCCTACCCATCCTTTGCCTTTACAGGCGACACACTTCTTTCCACCGATAGCTATTCGATCTCCACCGTACTTGTCGATGATTGCCTGGCGCACAGTTGAATCGTTGGCGCGGGGGCTGAAGCACAGGTGCAGCTTTACATCAGCGCGCTTCATGTAGACAAGTTCCAGTTTGCAGATCTCGGTGGTGAGGTAGTCGAACCGTCCTGTCCAGCGGATAGTGTCGAAGACATCCTTACCAACTGGCATACCGTAGTGGCCTACATCCTCTATGACAACGACGCACTGGTACATCTTTAGCAGCGTGTAGATCTTCTCGTTGTCGAACCATCCGTGATCGACTGGCTTGCCGTTCTCCATGAACACCCAGCCCGACTTCGTTGTGCCGGGATCGATTGCAAGTATGTCAGTCATCATTAGGTTCCAGTTCTTCCCCGCATTTTTCGCAAAGGATGTCAGGGCATAGGTAGTAATCCCCGTTTGCATCCGGTCCAATCTCATAACTGGCGTAAGCAAACGTCTTGCCCCCACAGTAGGCGCATTTTGTTCGTGCCTTGTTGAGCATTCTTAGTTCTGTTTGCATAGTCATCCTGTCTCTTTTTCCTTACGCATAGCTTCTTGGTATGCAGTGTGCGTTTCATAGCCTGTTACTGGTTTGTTTGGATTCCACGTCTCCAGACCCTTGTTTGGATTCCACGTCTCCAGATCCTTCTTCGCAGATTCCATCCTTTCGTGCCATGCCCTTATCTTTATTGCAGCTTCTAATGTGCGCCCACCGAAGTTGCGAATCGTCATCAAATCGGCAATAGTCCACTTGTCGTATTCCTCAAATGAGGTAATCCCTGCTCTGGTCAAGCAACTAGAGACTCTTGTTCCTACGTGTTTCTGTGATTGCTTTAACTCCCCTTCGCTAATCAGTTCATCCGTATAGTCCAAAATTTGTTTTACAAAGTTTCCCGCACTTACTTTAAGTTCAGCCAACCTAAGATTTTCTTCATGTATTTCTTTGCCAAATCCTAACTGGAGAATATCCCGTATTTGAATTAGTGTGTTGTATATGTAGTAGTCGTAGTTAGTCATCGTGTCTCCTTCTCTGGTTTAATAACAAGGCGACCCTTGAACGTATAGTCTTCCGGTTCACCGTTACACTTACTGCAAAAGACTGCCAGGTATCCATCCAGCCCCCTCACGGTTTCAAGCCGGACTTCGGAGTGCTTGGCGCAAGCGGTATTCTTGTCGAATATGTTGATGGGCCACTGGTTTCGCCGGGTTACATAAAAAATGTCAGTCATTTTGTTGCCACCACGGCTTTCCAACAAACGCTATCTGTCTAACGAACTTCAGGTAACGGTTGCAGTTAGGGCAAGTTGCCTTGATGTGCTGCCCAGATCGGCTGAACTCAGGCTTCACAGTTTCATTGCACCGTGAACACTGGATTGCCCTGTCATCTTCAACGACTTCTGCCTCTAATTCATTTTGTGTCATTCTGTCTCCTCTATTTGCACTTCGTATTTACGCTTTAATTTCAACATTTTTTTGAAGTGGTCGTATTTTTTTAGGAACTTTCTAGAACGGTCTTTACCCACGCTTAAATTTCTTACAATATCTCCGAAAATCATTTCGTGAAATGTAATAAGTCTATAAATTTTAAAAAAGACCTCTGGTGGCTTTAGGTTGTGTTCGTGCTGTGAACCTATATTTGTTTTTCCACTCTTGCAAAGTCTTTTTTGCCAAGCATAGTCAGGGTATAAATACCCAATACAAAATCTTTCCCATTTTTCATCAGGGTCTATTGCAAACAGAATCTCCATAAGTGTCCGGTATGTTGTGTTGTCCATCAGTTCGGATGTTCTAAGTAGACTCACAACATCACGTTCAGAAAGACCTTGACGTATCTCACCCGAAGGTTCTACATACCGCGAATAAATATCTTTACGCATTTTCTGTGCAAAGTTTTCCATTTCTTCTTCGGTTATATCTAACTCAGGGCGCGAGTATTTAAAAACTTCGTTCATCCTGCCTCCTTCAACTCTCTTATCATCTCTTTGAGTTCAGCAACTTCCTGACGTAGCGAAATCACTTGGTCATAGACTCGGATAACGTTTAGGGGACTCACTTCTTTGGGAACTCCTAAAGAAGAAGGAAAATCGCGCCCTCTCAGGTCTATCAAGTCAGCATCGCTAGGGATTGGACTAGGTTGAAGCAGTCTTTCTTTTTCCTTTTTCCTTATATGAGCCTTTCTCGGTTTAGGTTTGCTTCGATATATCTGGCTTAGGGGCTGACTATGCGATGCTTCCAATATCACATCACCGGACGCTACTCCAGCAAGAATCGTCCTAGACATCTCTTCTAAATTGTTTTCTTCAGTCATCGTTTTCTCTCTCCTATATAAGCTGTTGGTCGCCACCCGCAGGGGATGCAGTATAAGGGGTCGTACTCATCTCGACTTCTTATCAAGACCCCATCGCATTTCGGGCAGTTAGTTATCTTCTTCACATTATATTTTTGTATGACAGGCCTCTTACTCAACTCATTTCTTTCAGTCTTCGTAAGGGATGTTTCTCTATAACGCTTTCGGCTACGCGCAGTCCTGCATGTCCTGCAAACAGAGTAGGTAACGCCGTGCTTACTGTCCCAGTAAATGTTTTCAGTAGACATCGTGTGACCGGCACGGCACTGCTCGGGTTTCTTCATTCCAACTCTACTCATCGTGTGTCCTTTATTTGTAATGGCATAACTGTCTGGCTCATTCGATCAGCTGCAATCTCGCAATAGCGTTCCTCAATCTCTATCCCGATGGCTTTACGGTTCAAATCTTTGGCTGCTCGCAAAGTCGTACCGCTGCCCATAAACGGGTCGAGTATTGTGTCACCAGCATTAGACCAAGAGAGAATATGGTCAAACGCCATACTGAACGGCATGGGTGCAGGATGCCCTTCGTCTTTGGTTGGGGCGTTGTTCAATCGCCACCAGTTATAACGCATCCCGTAATCCTTCACCGCTTTGCCTTCGCCGTGTATCTGGCGAGTGCTTCCGTCCTTCAGCCTGTCTGTGCCGTGCATCTTCATACCGCCGTAGATATTCTTGCGATCTTCAAGCGGATTAAATGTTTTAGGTTGCCCGTTGCTAAATACGAACATATATTCATGGGCTGAAAAATAACGGTTTGATTCTGGAAAGTTCACGCCTTCCTTGATGTAAAGCATAGTGTCGTGGAGATTCATTCCGCATTCCATCATCCACAAAGCCTGTCGAAACGATTCACCAGACTCACTTCCGTTAATAGTTTCATCCGCTGTATTCCAAACAACTACTCCACCTTTACTTATCGATTGTTGAAGTAGTTTCATTGATACTCGCCAATCAAAATCAAATCCTTCGTACGTTCTGATGTTTCCGTAGGGTGGTGATGTCAAAGCCATATCAGCTGCTGAGATATTTGGGAGAATGTCACGACAGTCGGCGTTGTAGATAGTCACAGCATCATCTTGGTAGTAGGGCTGAGTCATTCTATTCTTCCGCACGTACAGGTGGGGCAGTGATTAGGGTTGGTCGTAGAAGATCCAACAAATTCTTTTATCCTGTAAGCAGTATCACCTGCCTCTGATGTACGGCTACATTCAATAATGTAACCCATTGACCGTAAGTCAGAGATTCGACCCGTAAACCCCTTAGTACCAACGTACTCAGCAATGTCATCTCTGCGATGCCATCGGCCATCTCGCATGAATAAAAACATCCGACGCTTGTGGCCTTTCCACCGTTCCCAATCTGATGGGTTAGGAATAAAAGGCCTCATCCCAGACAAACTTATTTGAACCATTTAGCTTCTTTCCTCATGGCTGCCGTCACACCAAACTTCACACTCATCGTTCTCCTCTGGGTCCTCAAGAAAGACTGGCGTGTTCTCGCCAACGTATGCGCCTGTGACATTGAAGTCGAAAAACTCAACGGCCTCTTCATAATCCATCCCATCACGTTCCACTAAAATGTCCAAGCATTTTCTTCTGCTATACACCGCAACACCGTATGAGAACCGAGTACCGTATCCGATCAGTGCGTCCTCGAAGCCGTCTGCAAGTAATATGTCAGGGTTGGCATCGTGCAAACATTGTTCCATTCCAATCCTCTCTTATTAGAAACTTGCTTGAATCTTTCGCTCAACTGTGACGATAGTGTCGTTGTGTCCTCCACCGTGCGACACGAGCAAAATCCTCTCTATTTGGAATCCCCGCTTAATGCCAAAGCCCATACTGTTCCACCCGAAACAAATAACCTTTCCATTTGTTTTGATTTTAGGAGAGAAAGCATCCTTAACTCGTTTATATAAAGCCCCGTTCTGGGTGTCTTTCATTCCTACGAGCAGCCCTATACTTTTATACATCTCTGATATCTGTCTTGGTGAATACGGCGGGTCAAACAACACACCATCCAACTCGTTAGGTGTACGCCTGGCAAATTCTTCTGCTTTCAAGTGATGAGTTGTTGGGGCTTCTGGGTTGAGGTCGTTGGTATATTTTGCTGGACTGTTCCATCCTGAGAATGGGTCTGCCCACTCATCTCCATCCATCTCCTGACTCAGCAATTCTTTAATGGGCTTAATCGTGAACGTGTGTTTGCTTGGCATAGCAAATTTTCTATCAAATGCTAGTTGTTCCATTCCAATCCTCTCTTCCAATCTAATTAGAATTCATTCCAAACTGCTAGGACAGTTTTCTCAACTGGCATTTAGAATTTTAAACTGCTCGCACCACTCGCTGACTACGCAGTAGTTCTCGCACCGGACGTTAGCACCTTTGCGATGATCTACTACAAACCCCGGCTTCATGTTGTTGGCAGCAGCCCATGTG